AACAATGTTGCCCTTACCACGACGGGTTGTACGAGCAATGTAGTTAGCTTCGCGTTCTAGTTGGAACATAAGACCCTTGAACTTTTCAACAGACCAACGGCCGTTTGAATCGGTGTCAAGATCAAATACACCGGCAGTTGTTGTATTATCTTGTGCGCCAGTTACAGCAGTGATGTTGATTGTGCGAACAACTTCACGATTGATTTCGGCAAGGATTTCAGCGGAAAGAATATTAGCAAGTTCAGTTTCAGCATCGAGACCGTGAATAGCCTTGAGGTCTTGAGCCAATTCCATGGTATATTCAGCCTTAAGGGCACGTGACTTAGCAGTTACGGTTACCTTTTCAATTGAGAAACCCATTTGAGCAAAAGCAGTGTTACCATCGGCACCAAGTACTTCAGCCTGAGCTGTTGACATACCTGAACCGGTGTTATAACTATTAACGGCAGACATGATAGAAGTATTAGTATCACCTGGGATTGTACCAACGAACTTCTGACCGAATGTATTAGCACCAGTTGTAACAGAAGTGAAAGCGGTATCAACTTCGTTATAGAATGCTTCACCACCAGACTTAGTATTACCAATAGCAGATGTATTACCAAGAGCAGCAGAATTACCATAACGTGAACGCATTGCAAAGATCAAGCCCGTTGGGCCAGTCATTGGCTGTGTGCCGCAGATGTCATAAGCAATTAGATTAGGCATTGAACGACGAACCAGCGAGATAAGTACTGGATCGAATGTATCAATTGGGCCGGCGCCTGCAGTTGAACTAGAAGCACCAATACCATTGAATGCGCCACCTGAAGTTGTTTCAGTCAAGGTCTGGAATTGACCGTGTGATGAAGCTTCACGAAGTGCACGCTCTGTGTTCTCAAGAACAACAGCTGTTACGGAACGGCGGTGAGAATCTCTGATTGATGGAAGATCGGCATGGTCAAGAATTGGTGACCACTTCTTCTGAATTTCTTCTTGTAAAAACATTTTATTTCCCTTTCTTTGTAGGTTTTATTTATTTATATAAAATTATTTCTTAGTCGTTCTAGCAATTGCACGGACATAATTACTTACATGTGGATCCATATTTACGGTATTCACACTTTCATCATCGCTTTCAAAAGTTTCTTCCTCAATATTTGAAGTCTTTGGCTTCATTGAGAAATATGTCTCTTTAACCATTTCAAGTTTTGATTTGTAAGAGTTAAAATTGCCATCAAAGCTCACACCTTCAACAAGAGCAGCGAACTTCTCTGCTTGAGACATTGTTAAGCCTTCTGACAATTCATCAACTAATGATAACATTCTAGCTTCAACAAGTTCTGATTTGAGTTCATTGTTATCATTAATAGATTCGTTTAATGCATTTTCTAGAGTTTCAATCTTTTGAGCCATAGCTTCAATTACATTGACTTTTTCTTCAGGCACATCAATATAATGTTCAGTAAATAGACCTTTCAGACCACCAATAAATTCTTCCATAATTTCATTACGGAGAGAAGATTCAATAGCAACTTGATTATCTTCCATCCACTTTTCTACAATATAATCTAGGTAAGTATCAAGATTAGTTTCTACATTCTCAACAATTGAAGCAACTTCTTCTTCAAGACGTTCTTCATATGCAGTTTCAAATTCTTCTTCAAGACGAGCAATTTCAAGTGTTGCACGTGCATTTACTGCGGCTTCAAATAGTGTTGTTGCCTTATCTTTGAACTCTTCGGATAGGTCTGTACCAACAAACATTTCCTCTACATCTTCTTTCATAGAAGCAAGAGGATTATTTTTATGATCTAGTCTTGGCATTGCATCAGGAGCAGATGGACCACCATTACCGGTAGCAGCTGAATCCTTCATATTTAATGAACTCTTATTTGAATCTGAACTCGCTGATCCTGGTAGAGCAGAAGCTTCTTTACCAATAAGAGCCATAGCACTTGTATACCACTTTGTAAGTTCATCACTACTCATAGCATTCATCGAACCAATTACCGCATTAATAGCTGCAATCTTTGATTGTGGGTGTGAAGTATCGGTACGTGAATCGGCTTTCAAAGTTTCTGAAGCAATTGATTCTTCAACCGATTCTGGTAACTTTCCTTTTGGACGAGCACCAATTGTGTAAGGCTCCCAAGCATGTCCTCTTCTTGCAAGTTTTTTAGCAGCAGCAGTCTTTGTCTTTTTTTCGCCTCTTACGGAAGTAGCAGGTGTTTGCAATCTTTTTGCATACTCTTTTTCGTAATCCCATGATGTAATCTTTTCTGAGATTACATAATCGGCTTTATCTCTATCAGATAGAGCGTTGTATTCATCTTTTGAAATATAATCTTCTGTTGACATTAAAAAGGTCTCCCTTACATTCTATTTGTTTTATTTATAACAAATTTGTTTTTGACGATAAAGACTTGACGAAACCTTCAAAAATAGCAAGTTTATTATATTCAATTTCGTCCATACGCATAGTTCTTAGGTGTTTACGTGTTTCATGTAGTTTCTCTTGATACCAGGAATCATTACTTGCATCATAAACCCAATCAATATTTTCCATAATACCTTTTACAAAAGCATTGGGCGCTGATGGGTCAGCCACAATATCGGCTGCAGTTGCAAGATGAAAATCAGGCTGAACAACCATCACACCGTTTTTTGGTTCAACACTTCCTATACCACGAGAGGAAACACCTAAATTAGCACCAGAATCAAGGAGACCTTTAGCAATACTACCCATAGGAGTATCAGTCAATTTTGCTTTACCAATAAAATAATTACTATTACCATCTCTCTTTAATTCAACAATAAGATGAGATACACGATCTAAATTAATTTGTGGTCCGGTAGGATGACCTAGTTCGCCATAACCACGACTTGTTTTAATATGGCTTTCATGATATTTATTTACTGCATTTTCCAATACAGACATTGGGTACACACGGCCATTTTTATTCTGTTCCTCAGCAACAAGAAAGCGACCGCGAATATGATGTTGCTTCTTGCCTGTTGCTTCATCAAGTTGAGTTTCAAAATCAACTGCTTCTGTAAGTTCGGTAATTAATTTCATATTACCCTCTATATGCCGCAGCTGTAGCAAATACTGCAACGTTAGCTGCAATTGTATCAGAAGGTGTTTTAGCAACAAAAATATATTGATTTGCAGGTATAGTAAATGTACCAATAGTACCACCACTATTTGCTAATGTAATTACAGCAGCTGATGTAGCACTAATATAAACAATTTGAGAATTGCTAATTGTATTAGCAGTTGTTAATGAAATTTGACTAGATGTTGGCTTAATAATATTCATACGTTTCTTCCTGTACTTACATCAACAGAGAAATTTGGTAAAGCTGTATCCGGTATACCTGATGTGCGTGACATATCAATGCCACCTTCATATGGTGCAGTTTGTTCGTCTTCTTCTTTTTCTTTTGAATGATCGCCATAAATCATATAATCATGAACTGAGGATACATTATCTTTTGCTACTGCAATTTTTGCTTGAACCCATGGTTCTACCATTTGATCATCACCGAGTTGCATGGCAAGATGAAGTGCTTTATTTGCAAGTGCACGAAGTTGTGTCTTGGCCATTTCAGCAGATTCATCATCATCTCTGCCACCAAGCAAAGGAACAGCTAGATCTTCCTTTTTAATTGACTTAGCAATATCATGTGCTTTTACAATTGTCGATTTTGCAAGAGGTGGTTTATCACCTGTACTTTTCATAGCAGCTGCCATACCAATAGCATATGGATTCTTAGCGACTTCTCTGAGAGTCTTTGTTGACTTAGAACAATCAGCCATTTCATGGACTGGACAATATGTACCTTCCACAGTCATATTGCATTTTGCGGCTTCATTGACTTTTTCGGAATCTTTAATATTATTACGGCCATGTTTCGTCTCTTTTGCAAGAGATGGTTTGATATTTGTGGCTTGATAAATGTCATCACCATTTCCAACACGATCTTCGTGTTTTTCACGTTCATGCTTCTTTACAAACTCTTGTTCATTCGGAGCCTTCGGAGCATAGTCTACACCTGGATCAGAACCAGTAGAACCTGGTACAACCTTCGTTTTTTTTACACCATCTAGAATATCTTTTAATAACTTAGGCATTTTAAGTTTTCCTTACTCTTCTGATTCAAAATCATCTTCATCATCAAAAAAGTCTTCATCATCTTCATCATCCTCAGGACCATCATTAAATATTGATTTTGCAATATTGGCTTTTTGAGCTTCAATTGCTGATGAAATTCTATCTGTTATAATAGATTTAAATGCATCACCAAATTCAATAGGCTTTTGGCTGGAACTAAA